CCATCTTCTGGTCCATATAGCGTTTTTGTGGAACTACGATGTCGAGGTACTTACGACGTTGCTTGTTGTGCATGATGATCGTGTCAGGAGACTCGCCACCAAGAACTTGTACGTCGTCCATCAGACGCTGAAGAAGGTCTGAAGTCAAGTTACCGCTAGAAGCATCGATACGAACTGCTCTCCAGATGCGGTTAGCAGCTGCAGAGATGTTCTCAAACGTGGTCAATTCAGAACCATCGTCAACGATACCACGAAGACCCATCATTTCCTTACCGTCGGTAGGAGCTGAGTCACGTACGTTCTCTTTTACGATTTCGTCTGTAGTAACAACAGCAGCGCCAAGGGACGTGCTGAAGTATACGATGTTGTTTGACTTGTCTACGTCTGAGATACGGATAGAATCTACAGTTTTCGTAGCGCCGTTGAAAATATCAACGACCATGTTAGCACGTAGGTACTGAGCAGAGTCAACTGCAAAAGACGTTACGTTAGAAGCCGCAGCTGCGGAAGGCTTAGCCAAAAGGCCGTTACCCAAACCGTAGAACTGGCGGTTCATATCCTTAAGAAGGCGCTCTTTAGTTTGATCCAAAAGATCAACTACAGCGTTAGCGAACGCTTCTTCGTCTTGGTCAGCAGCCTTAGCAAGCAATCCAGAGAATTGCACCGGGCCTGTTAGGACCTTAGGTGAAATCTTGAATTGTGCATAGGTTTCGTCATCAGCGGAACGGAAAGCTTCTGTTTCGTTGATAGCACCAACTGCTTCGTTACCGTATAGGTTGATAGCTCCGAAGAAGCCTTCACCACCGGCGTTATATTTCTTAGATGATTTAGCGATCTCATCTACTGCGCGATGCGCAAGGTTTTGCTGCTTGGCAACATAGTCACCATATACTCGTTTAAGAATACCAGCAGCAGTAGTCATAGTTGAAGACATGAATTACTCCTGTGTTTTAGATTTTTTGTTTAGAGGCACGCATTTGCCTCACTATTTCGTTAACTGCGTCTTCCTTTGTCATGGACTGTGCTTCGGACTTAGCAGAAGGAGCCGCCCCACCACTTACAGTAGAAGGCGTCTTACCGGCATTCTTATCACCGACGTAGCTAGCGCGTTCTTGGCGGCGTAGTTCTTCCACGAACTTCGTATATCCGTCATGTACGTGCTTAAATACCTTCGGTAGGTCAGAAACTCTAAGATCGGGGTTAGCCGCTGCAATAGCGTTAATCTCGTTCTTATAGCGTTCACGGAAGTTTTCAGGAACTTTATGTTGATCGTAAAGACTGCTTAGCGACGTTTCGGCTTGATGCCTATACGTCTGCATTTGCATATCTTGTTGCCATTCTCTGAAAGCGCGGATTTCTTCCTTTGCGCTGTTCAGTTCCTCAAAACGACTGCCGAACTCCGGGTCAATCTGTTTTAGTCTAGCAATAAGCGCATCTTCCTGTTTAGGTTGCTGTGCTCGTTGCTGAAGCTCCCTTACCATCTGTTGCATTTCGCTCATTGAACGCTGATAGCTTTGGACTTCCTCGGCCATCTTGTTCTTCTGATCGATCAGCTCCCGAAAGCGTGGGTGCTCATGAAAAGGTACCTGAGATTCAGGTTGCGATGCTTCCTGCGTCGCAGCGGGTTGTTGGCTCTGTGACGACGATTCAGAGTCGGGGGTTCCTGCGGACCCCTCAGGGGATTGTACGTCGGACTGCATTTCCTGATTATCTAATTCCATTTTGGTATTCTCCATACGTCCATTACGTGAACGAGTCGAGGCGGAGTGCCTGATTTGGTGATATTACCGGGCTACAGCGCGGTTTACTCCATGCTGTAACAAGGGGAGCCGGGGACGATTCCGGCTAGCTACGTCCTATAGTCCAAGCTTGCGCCTAGCTACTAAACTTCTTAAGTTGGCGTCATACGTTTGAATCGACCTGTTAGCGAACTCAACCGCATAGTTATTGACGTCCAATAGACCGACCTTCTTATAGTGGTTGCACAGTAGTGCATAGTCGGTGTAAAACTTTTTGCCTAGGGCATTTACCTTACGGCAGAACCCAATATCCTCGCCCTCAACCATTCTGCGGGTTTCTGGGTCGTACTTGAAATCGAAGTACGGCTTTTGCAAGCCTTCAAACACCGATCTCTTGATGAAGATGCAGCCTGTTGCGATACCATCTACGTACTCCGTACCCTTCTCAGGTATATTAGCGGTTAGGTACTTGCCGTCGTGCTCTTTATAGATCGTGAACACTACTTGCTGGTTATCGTAGCCTGCTGGCTTCATGAATACTGGGTACGGTGCGCCTGCTAGCTCCCACTCTTCATATTTGTCGAATAACGACATAATATCTCTGTGTGGAATAACGTCTGAGTCCAAGAACCACAAAACGTCACAGTCGCTGGCTAGGAAGTCGTCTACAACCGCGTTTCTTGCGAAATCGTGGAAGATTCTGCTTACGCAGACTTCCGGGTATACGAACTCATACCTATCGCCGTACTCTTTTTCCAGTCTACGTAAAACGTAGTTCTGGGAATCTTCCCTCGTTCCCGTTGACGGGATGCCCATGTAAATTTTGATCTTGCCCACTATTGCCCCAAGTTAAACGGGCCCATAATATCTGGCATCAATGCCTTCTTGGTATCCTCGGTCATATTTGAGCCCTTTACCTCCGGATTACCTGTCTGCATCGGGTTAGCTGCCGGTTCTGGACCGGGCTGCCCCATCATTGCAGCTTTGAGCATCGCCTCTTGCTCTGCTTGCGCCTTCATATTGTCATGCTCTTGAATGTGCATGAAATATGCCTGCTGTACTTCTTCTGGAAGCGACATAAATGCCGGTTCCTTAGTTCTTTCCTTATGCACCGTAGTATGTACGTCGTGGTCGTCGGTAGTCAGCACAACCGGCTGGTTATCTGGACTGTGAACCAGATTATCCAATAGGTCATTTTCCCATTCTGCACGTTTAACATCTTTAGAGTAGCTAGCATCGAAGCCGTTAATGCCGAATCGAGATAGGAACTCTTTGCGGTTAGCTGGATTCTCAAGACCAAGAACGCCCATGCTCGATAACTCGATAAGAAGCGCGTGTTCCGCAGCTTTAAGCTTAGGAATCGAACTGGACGCTTCAATAATGACGTTACAGTTGTCGTAAAGATCGCTACCAATGAAGTGCTCTACTTGGTCTGCAGTAAGCTCTTTATTTTTCATAAGGAGCATATTAATAAACTGCGGTCTAGGCTCGCTATAACGCTTGGAGATAATACGCAGCTGTTTCTTCTGCGATTGCTCAACAAACATCTTCCAGCGGTCTAGTACCGGGTACAGTTTACCTGTACCTACTTCAAATAGCAAGGATAAAGCGGAGGCTGCTGTTACGCCCGGCGGTCTGTCGCCTTTTAGGATGTCTACTGCGCCTGTGATGTTCTTAAAGTCTTCTACGCATTGCTTACGCTCTACGAAGACTTGGTTGTCTACGCCTACTGGTGGAAGGTTCTCTGGACGCTCGCCGCTTGCGCCTGCGCGGTAGAATACTTCCTGTCCGGGCTGTCCTGTCCACTGTCCCGGAGCGATACCGGAGTTATGCGGGATAAGCTTTTGTGGTACTGCCATCGTCTTACGCGTAAGGATCGTAATAGAGTCGATAGAGTTAATCTTGCGCTGGATTTCAACGGCGTCGTCAAACGGGCCTTTGCCCCAGAAGCGGCCCGGTACCATCTCCCAGCGACATTCGCTGTATGGGTGCCAATCGCCAAGCTCAGGACCTTCGTATGGGCTCTTACCCACATAAAGTGGGATACCGTTAGCTACTACGATCAGACGTCCCTTAGGATTCTGTGCAGTAGGGCGCTCATAGTATTCTTTTACGATAGCGGCATCTGAGATCATCTCAGCAGAGCCGAATGTCCCTAGACCTACTGTAGTGTTGATTGCACCGCGTACGCCTGAAGATGTGCGTAGTTGGTAGAAACGGCGTAGGCTGTTAGGCAGCGCCTTTTCTTCTTTAACTTCAGAAGCGCGGCCTGTGTAGCCTTCTTCTTGCTTATCGTAGTTTTCCATGATCCACGAAAGCGGACGAATGCTGGATTCCATAATCCAGCGTGCTTCGTGTGTCATAGCCGCGTGTGGGTCCATAGAAATGCGGTAAGGTTCTACGATCTGTGTAGTAATATCACCTAGTGGAAGCTCGTCAAACAGTAGATCGCCTGTTTCAGGGTCTGTTGCCTGTACTTCTTCTGTGCCGCCCGTAGGCTGCCCTGTATTAGGGTCAGTAACTGGACGCTGTTCCATACGCGGTACCTTAACGGTGCCGTATTGGTAGCTGCTATCCCAAAAGTCTTTCTTAAAGACTGTACCATACGTAAGTAGGCAAGATGCAGCGTATTCAAAATTTACTTGCTCGCGTAGTCTTTCCCAGTTAGTCTCAGATACAAGCTCTGCAAGTTTTGCAGCGCTCTTATCCCGCTGGGACTGGGTATTAGGACGAACACTGATTCTTGGCTTATTTTTTAGGAGGTAGGATTTGAGCGTCTGGTACGCATCGTACATATAGTTCGTAACAGGACGCGGGATGTACTCATTGAGCGGGCTTGGTTGTAGTCTTTTCCATACGCCGCCACCTTGAGAGTTCTGGTCGTATACAAGCCATTGCTGCCCGTCGAGCATCAAGTGGTTACGTTCCCAATGATAGGCAAGCTGCGCCTTAACTGCGTTATCGTTCTTATAGAATGATTCGATTGCAGAGGCTAGTTTGGCGGGGTCTGATTCTTTTTCAAGGGATAAGTCGTAGCCGCCTACTTGACCTACGCCCTGAGAGGATGAACTACTCATATAACGATTTCATCTCCTGATAGCATCTTATGCTCTTCCATCTTCCGAACGGCCAATTCCTTCAACTTGGAATTGGACGGTGCATCTATGTCTACGACGTTTGACAAGGAGCCCTCTAAAATCTTCTGGGCTTCAAGCTGCATCGGAAGTGGGTCGATTGAATTGGTGGAAAACTGCGCTCTTAAGTGCCGGATTTGTTCTTTCAAATCCTCTATGCGGGAGTCCTTCTCCGCACATACGCTACATACCCTCTTAAATAGCATTATTGATCCTCTGTTCCTACAATGTCTGTCAGGGGATTACGTCCCGGAGGAAGTCCCACTGCTTTATACCTGTTAGGTGAATTTTTGCCTTCGTACTGGGCTGGAATAGCCGCGTGCATGGCATCAAATAGGTTTACCTCTTGAGGATATATCGGATTAGAAAGGTTGTCAACAGCAGAGTTAACATATTCTGGGTGTTTTTCGTATCCTTCATGCACCGCGTCGAATATAGGGCTATGTGGGTCAGCGGTTCCGGCAAAGCCTTGCGGTACTGGCATACTGCCGTCTACGACAGGCTGTTCCTGCGCAGGCCGCCTTTTCATAAGCGCTTCCTGCAGGGAAGGCTCTTGGCCTTCGATCTGGTTCTTGGTGAAGTCAATCCACCTAGCGCCGCCGGGTTTAACTTCCATTATAGCATACCTCTAAAGCGACCGGCTATGGATACTAGGTCTGGGGACATATGCGCCGGAGCTGCTGGCTTAGCAGCGCCTTCTTCGCCTTTACCTAACGCGCCGCCTGCCATTCCTAAAACGTCTTTAAGAGACGGGCTCGATCCTTTTTCTTCTGGCATTGCACTAAGGTCCATGCCGGGCCCTAAGGCTAGTTCTGGCCCCATTTGTGGCTTAGTAACTAGTGGATCAGGGGTGCCAGCTTGTGGAGCTGCTTTTGGTACCCTAGCGGGAGTGGCGGTTGGTGGGAGTTTTGGTTTTGCTAACGCAGCCTTTAAAGAAGGCTGAGGAGCTGCGGCTGGGGCTGGCATAGGAGCGGGCATACCCGACCGAGCCATTAATGAATCTGCCATACCTGCCATGTTATCTTCCTTCCGCAGCGCG